CTAGAGTATTTTTTGCTTCTAATTCTAAATTAAAATATAGAGTAGGAGATGGCACATCTTCAACAATACAATCTTCTTCAACTTTAGAAGCTAACAGGTGGTACAACTTTGCTTGTACTTATGATGGTACTACACAAATAATGTATATTGATGGTGTTAATGTAGTAAGCAGTACACCATCTAAAACAATATCTACAACAACTGATGTTAAAATAGGTTTGGTTTCTTGGTCAAATACTAGTTATTTTAATGGTAAAATAACAGAAGTAGGTGCTTATAACAGAGCATTAACTGCATTAGAAGTAGCATCACTATACAATCAAGGTGTTCCAACTGATTTATTGGTTAACCGTAATAATTATCAGTCTGGAAATCCTACAGTATTTAATACTAAGCAAATTGATTTTGATGGTACTGATGATTATTTAAAAGTAGAAAATGCTTATGGTACTTTTACAGGGTCTATATCTTTTTGGTATAAGAGAGATGATACAACAGGTGTACAATATTTATTTGATGCAAGAGGAGATGCAGGTAGTGGCACAGGTTATGCTTTGTTTAACTCGGCTGAAACTGTAAGCATACCATCAGGTACAAGATATGTAAATGGTGTTGCAGGTAATATAGCTATGCCTTCAGGAGAATGGCATCATTTGGTAATTACAGGAATTAGTTTGGTTATAAATGAAGATATTAAATTTGGTACTAGATATAATGTTGAAAGTAATTTAGATGGAAATATAAGTCAAATAGGTTTATGGAATTCTACACTAACTGCTGATGAAGTATCTTCTTTATACAATCACGGATTACCTATTGACTTAACGACTAATCAAGCAGCTTATGAATCTTCATCTAACTTAGTAGGTTATTGGAGAATGGGTAGTGGTACACTAGATACTTATCCATTGATTGCAGACCAAACAAATGCTACTTTAGGTAGTAATTTAGTAGTAAATGGTACTTTTGAAACACCTGTAGATAATAACCAATGGTTTAACTTTGGTAGTCCAACTACTGCTGAAAGAAGTACAACACACGCGTATGAAGGTACTTATAGTTATCATATTGTTGGGGATTCTACTAATGATGGTACACAAGCAGCAGCAACACAATTTGTGGGAGATTACACAGTTGGAGATGTTGTTAAAATTACTGCTTATGTTTACCCTATAACTGCATATTCTGATGAACTAAAAACAGGCGTTGCTGGTTCAAGTAGAAGTATAACAAGTTCTTATGATGTAGTTTTAAATGAATGGAATAAAATAGAGTATTACGTAACAATAACTAATACTACTGTTAATTACATTACTTTTTTAATAGCAGGAACTGCAGGAGAATTTTATTTAGATAATGTTTCTGCTGAAATAGTACAAGGAAATCCTGCAATAATGACATTAATGCCTTCCGCTGCTATTGAGAATGGTAGTCCTTATGCTGAATTAGTAAACAATGGTACTTTTGATATTGATAGTGATTGGACAAAAGGTACAGGTGTAACTATAAGCAATGGAGTGGCTACATCAGATGGTACTTCAGGTAATTATGATAATATTTTAGTTGGTACTATTTCAGGAACTTGGAATACAAGTTTATATTATGTAGTTTCTGTAGAAGTTAAATCATATACAAGTGGTAATTTTAAATTAAATCAATCCACACATAATATTACAGATGCTATTAGTTCAGCAGGAACACATACAGTTATATGGCAACCATCAAATGCTAATTCTGTTATTGGAGTTCAAAATTCAGGAACACCTTTTAATGGTACAATAGATAATATATCTGTTAAAGAACAAAACACAGGATTACAAGGATATTGGAAGATGGGAGATGGTACTAATGATGAGTACCCTGTTATCTATGACCAAACTAATCCTACACTAGGTTCTGAACTTGTTACTGATGGTAACTTTGCAACTGAAGATGATTGGCAATTTAACAATACAGGTTTTAGTGCAGGTGCTATTACTTTTGATGCAAATACGGATTGGATATTTCAAGGAATTTCTTTCACAGTAGGCAAAACATATAAAATTGTTATCACTAAAACAGGTGTTGGTACACCTAGATATAGAACAGGTTATGCAGGAACTGATGCTTCAACAAAAGAAGTACAAGAATCAGGAACTGCATATTTTACTGCAACATCAAATACTAATAGAATTCAATTTTATGGAGATGCTAATAGCATTGATTATGTTTTAAATAGTGTTTCTGTTGTAGAAGTACAAGGCAATCCTGCTTATATGATCGCTATGCCAGAGGGTAATATCACTAACCAATATCCACTAACAAAGATTAGAAATTATTATAGAATGGGTGATGGTACATTAGATTCTAAATTTACTAGTTATCCAGCTACAGCTGCACCGTTTGTATTCCAAGACCAAACAAGTCCTAATCTTGCACATATACCTACTACTAATATATTTGAGTATTCAGAAGATTTTAGTCAAAGTTATTGGACAAAAATAAGTAGTAGTATAGGTGTTAATGAAATAATAGCACCTGATGGTACATTGACTGCTGACAAGTTAAAATCTGGTTTAGGTGAGTCGGAACACAAAGTAAGAACATCTATTTCGGCAAGTACAAATGAATGTATAAGTGTTTTTGCTAAAAAAGGAGAATACAAGTATTTGTTTTATAGGTTAAATATTTCAGGAGTTTGGTCAAATACATTTTTTGACTTAGAACTAGGTACTGTAGTTTCTACACAAAACACTAAATCTGCTCAAATTATTAACTTTGGCAATGGGTGGTATAGGTGTATCGTTTCAATATCAAATAGAACTGATGCCTTAGTGCAAATTGGAGTTTCTAGTGATGGTAACCACGTAAGCACAGGAGATGGTACAAGTGGTATTTATATTTGGGGTGCACAAATAGAACAACAATCACAAGCTACTGCATACATAAAGTCAGATGGTATAGCAGCAGTAAGAAAATCATCTACTACTAATTTAGTAGATTATAGTGAAGATTTTAGTGATTGGACAAAAACAGGAACAACTACAATAAGTGCTACAAATTTAACAAGTCCAATAGGTACTACAAATGCAACTAGAATTACAGGATTAACAGGTTCAGGTAGTAATGATTTGAGATTTACACAGGGTTCAGACCCTGCATCTAAAACATTTACTTTGTCAGTTTATCTTAAAGGTAGTGGTACTTTACGATTACAATTAAGTAACAACGTAGATAATGCAGGTAGTACAATAATAACACTAACTTCTGATTGGGTAAGGTACAGTCATACACATACTTTTAATAGCACATCAGGGAGTTTAGCAATAACTTTAGATGATAGTGGTGCTACTGCTACTACTTTTGATGTTTGGGGTGCACAGTTAGAAGAACAAACACAAGCAGAAACGTATGCACCAACAAAAGGTATACCTGTAACAATAGATTTATTCAAAGAAAATAATTACGGTACTACCCAAGGAGGTGTAATACAAAAGGACGTACCTAGAAATTTATAAAATTAAAAATAAAAACAAATGATATATACAACACCACCTACAAGTTTATTAGAAGAGGTTGACGAGGAAGGAAACCCAGTAGTTGATTTCTCTCAAATAGTAGAAAACTCTGCAGCAACTGTTAGACGTTCTTTAGATGGAACAAAGTTTATTGCTAAGTTTTACGGCGAAGCTCCTTCTTTTTTAGAAGGATTAGACCAATATACTCACGAGGAAATACTAGCAATAGTAAGAGGATCAGAATGGACAGACAACTCTGAGATTTAGACTATCGAGTAAACGTGTAATAATATTAATAAATAACAATTAAATTAAATAAAATGACAGAAAAAGATAACATAGTGGATTTAAATCCAAAACCAGAAAAAATAACCCCTTCACAACTTGAAAAAGTACAAAAGGCTGTTAGTGATATTAACAGGGTTCAACTAGAAATAGGTAGACTTGAAACTCAAAAACATATGTTAAATCACGAAACTGTAAAAATGCAAGATGTTTTAAAAGAAATACAGGACGAGCTTGAAAAAGATTACGGAACTGTAAACATTAGTATTGAAGACGGTACTATACAATATCCAGAAGATGAGCAAGCTGATAAGGAAGATTAGTATAGGTAAAGACTATAAAAACGAAGCAATGCATTACTCCGTGGGCCAAGAGGTCTACGGAGGACATGTAATCTCTGATATATTAGAAACTGCTGAAGGCTATTCTATATATATAAAAAAAGGTGGCAATATTTTACCATGGAAAGACTTTAACAAAAACATGGCTATTGCTATAGAGTATAACTTGCAATATTAATGAAAAGTGTTTATGATTTTGTTGTTAAACCTTTAAACTCTAGGTATAACAATAAAAAAATTATTAATGGCAAAGAGCTTTTAATAAACACAAACATTTACAACCATGAGTTTACTAGTAGAGAGGCTGTTGTTAAAAGCCTGCCTATAATAGGTAAGACAAATGTAAAGGTTGGTGATATTGTTGTTGTTCACCACAATCTTTTTAGAAGGTGGCACAACGTGAGAGGGGAAGAAAAAAATAGTTACGGTTATTTTAATGAGGAAAATTATTTTGTTTCAAAAGACCAAGTGTTTCTTATAAAAAGAAACGGAAAGTATATAGCTGTTGATGGTTATTGTTTTGTAAAACCAATATTCTCTCAAGACAAGTTTAACGTTAGCAAAGAACAACCGTTAAAAGGAATTTTAAAACACGCTGACACAAAAGCAAAATCTTTTGGTTTAAAAGAAGGAGACTTAGTAGGTTTTAGTCCTTTTGATGAATATGAGTTTGTTTTAGACGGGCAAAGAATGTACAGGGTCATGACACAATTTATTACAATTAAATATGAATATCAAGGAAACGAAAAAGAATATAATCCAAGCTGGGCATAGAGCTGTTGAAGAGTTAATTAAAGTAGCTAAAGAAGATATTGTAGATAGTGATGATGATATATCAGCTGATAGATTAAAAAATGCTGCAGCTACAAAAAAGCTAGCGATATTCGATGCGTTTGAAATATTAAATAGAATCCAAGAAGAAGAAAACTTGTTAGAAGGTAAAGAGGTTGAAGAAAAGAAACAAGTGTTTAAAGGATTTGCAGAAGGTAGATCAAAGTAATGTACGAGCAAAACTTATTTAAAATAGTTGAGCCAGTTAAAATCAATACAATTAAAAGGCTTAATAAAAAAAACAAATGGAAATATGGATATAATAAAGAACATGATATTGTCGTTATATCAAAAACTGGGAAGATTGGTGAAATCATTGAGATGCAAGGTTTGCAAATTGCTCTGCCAATGCGACCAGTGCGTGTGTATAGCAACGAAGTAAAGAAGTGGCAACAATTTGAATATCCAAAAGAACTAGCAAGACTTAAAAATATATTTGACTGGAGAGCATACCCTGAAGAAAAGAAAGCGCAGTGGTATGATTATATAGACGAGGAGTTTAAAAGAAGAGAGGAAGGTTTCTGGTTTAATAACAACGGTACACCAACATACATAACAGGTACGCATTATATGTACTTGCAATGGAGTAAAATAGATGTAGGTGCACCTGATTTTAGAGAGGCCAATAGACTATTCTATATATTCTGGGAAGCTTGTAAAGCCGACAAAAGATGTTACGGGATGTGCTACCTTAAAAATCGTAGGTCTGGATTTTCTTTCATGTCTTCAGCAGAAACAGTTAACCAAGCTACATTAGCAAGTGATAGTAGATTTGGTATACTTTCTAAAACAGGTGCAGATGCTAAAAAAATGTTTACAGACAAGGTGGTTCCAATATCAATTAACTACCCGTTCTTTTTTAAACCGATTCAAGATGGTATGGATAGACCTAAGTCTGAGCTTGCTTATAGGGTTCCTGCAAGTAAGTTCACGCGTAAAAAGATTACTGCAAATGAACAGCAGGAAGACTTGGTTGGACTTGATACTACTATTGATTGGAAAAATACAGGTGATAACAGTTATGACGGAGAAAAGCTTCAGCTGTTAGTACATGATGAAAGTGGCAAGTGGGAAAGACCCGATAATATATTAAACAACTGGCGAGTTACAAAAACATGTTTACGATTAGGTAGTAGGATTATAGGTAAATGTATGATGGGCTCGACATCAAACGCACTAGACAAAGGTGGGGAAAACTTCAAAAAATTATACAATGCATCCGACGTTACTAAACGAAACAGAAATGGACAAACAGCGTCTGGCTTATATTCTCTTTTTATCCCAATGGAGTGGAACTACGAAGGATTTATTGATGAGCACGGAAGCCCAGTCTTCAATACTCCGGATAATGACGTCTACGATCCCCATGGAGAGTTAATAGACGTAGGTGTAATAGATAACTGGCAAAACGAAGCTGATGGTTTAAAAAATGATCAAGACGCTTTAAATGAATTTTACCGTCAGTTTCCAAGAACTACAGAACATGCGTTTAGAGACGAAGCTAACAACAGTATATTTAATTTAGTAAAGATATACGAACAAATAGATTACAACGAAGAAATGTCAAGAACACTAGGTATTTCAACAGGTAGTTTTCAATGGGTTAACGGTGTAAAAGATTCAAGCGTTATATTTTATCCAGATCCAAATGGTAGGTTTAAAGTTAGTTGGGTACCACCAACAAACATCCAAAATAAAATTGTAATTAAAAACGGTATAAAATATCCTGGTAATGAGCACATGGGTGCTTTTGGTTGTGATAGTTACGACATATCAGGAACTGTAGACGGTAAAGGTTCAAAAGGTGCTTTACACGGCTTAACTAAGTTTAGCATGGAAGACGCTCCAGCTAATACATTTTTCTTAGAGTATATAGCAAGGCCTCAGACCGCAGAGATGTTCTTTGAAGACGTTCTAATGGCATTAGTATTTTACGGGATGCCTATACTTGCAGAGAATAATAAACCTCGTCTATTGTATTATTTAAGAAGGCGTGGTTACAGAGGTTTTAGTATGAACAGGCCTGATAAAGTGTGGAATAAACTATCAACTGCAGAAAAAGAAGTAGGAGGAATACCAAACTCAAGCGAAGATATAAAACAAGCTCATGCCGCTGCAATTGAAATGTATATACAAAGTCACGTAGGTATGAATACTGAGGGTCAATTTGGTAATTGTTATTTTAATGAACTTTTAAATGACTGGGCTAAATTTGACATAAACAAAAGAACAAAACACGATGCTTCTATAAGCTCAGGTCTTGCAATAATGGCTTGTAACAGGCATTTGTATAGGCCAAACGCTACAATAGAAAAACCAAAACTAAACATAAGTATTGCAAGATATTCAAACAAAGGTAATACATCTAAATTAATTAAAAAATAAATATGGCAGAGTCTGTTATAAATAATTATTTTCCTAGCCAAGTTGTAAGTGACTTGGAAAAAATGAGCTATGAATATGGTTTAAAAGTTGCAAAAGCTATTGAATCTGAGTGGTTTTACAATGATAGAGGATCGAATAGATATAGAAGTAATCAAAATGATTTTCATAGATTAAGATTATATGCTAGGGGAGAACAATCAATACAAAAATACAAAGATGAATTATCTATAAATGGTGATTTGTCTTATCTTAATTTAGACTGGAAGCCAGTGCCTATTATACCTAAGTTTGTAGATATAGTAGTTAACGGTATTGCAGAAAGAACTTATGACGTAAAAGCATATTCACAAGATCCATATGGTGTTAGCAAAAGAACTGAGTACATGGAGTCTTTGCTTTCAGATATGCGTACTAAAAAAATAAGTGAGTTTGCAGAACAAGCTTTTGGCATGTCTCTTTTAGACAATAGAAAAGAAGAGTTGCCAGACTCAAAAGAAGAGTTAGATCTTCATATGTCTTTAAATTACAAACAAGCTGTAGAAATTGCTGAAGAACAAGCTTTAAATGTTTTGCTTGAAGGTAATGATTATGAATTAATTAAAAAAAGATTTTATTACGACTTAACTGTATTAGGGATAGGTGCTGCAAAAACTAGCTTTAACACGTCTGAAGGTGTTACAGTAGATTACGTTGATCCTGCTGATTTAGTTTATTCATACACTGAATCACCTTATTTTGATGATGTGTATTATGTTGGTGAAGTAAAAATGATACCTATAAACGAACTTGTAAAACAATTTCCTTATCTTACAGAAGAAGAGTTAAAAGATATAGTAAAAAATAAAAACTATCACCAAGCAAATTACCACAACAATAATTATAATTTAAGAGAAGAAGATAATAACAAAGTTCAAGTTTTATATTTTAATTATAAAACATATATGAACGAAGTTTACAAAGTGAAAGAAACTGGTACTGGTGCTAACAAAATATTACAAAAAGATGACACTTTTAATCCACCTAAAGATATGGAAGGTGATTATGGAAAATTACAAAGATCTGTAGAGTGTCTGTACGAAGGAGCTTTAATATTAGGTACCGGTAAATTATTAAAGTGGGAAATGGCTAAAAATATGATGAGGCCAAAAAGTGACTTTACTAAAGTTAAAATGAACTACACTATTGTTGCTCCGCGTATGTACAAAGGTAGAATAGAATCTTTAGTTGGTAGAATAACAGGGTTTGCTGATATGATACAGCTTACACATTTAAAACTACAACAAGTAATGTCACGTATGGTTCCTGACGGTATATATTTAGATGCTGATGGTTTAGCTGAAATAGATCTAGGTAACGGAACAAACTACAATCCGCAAGAAGCTTTAAACATGTTTTTCCAAACTGGATCTATTATAGGTAGATCGTTTACAAGCGAAGGAGACATGAATCCTGGTAAAGTTCCAATACAAGAAATACAAAGTGGTAACGGTGGTGGTAAAATGCAAAGTTTAATTCAAACTTACAACTATTATTTACAAATGATAAGAGATGTAACCGGATTAAATGAAGCTAAAGACGGTAGTATGCCAGATAAATACTCGCTAGTTGGTGTTCAAAAATTAGCCGCTGCAAATAGTAACACAGCAACAAGACATATATTACAAGGTGGTTTATTTTTAACTAAAGAGGTTTGTCAATGTTTATCACTTAGAATATCTGATATACTTGAATACTCACCTACTGCAAATGCTTTTATACAACAAATAGGAGCGCATAACGTAGCTACTTTAAAAGAAATGTCTGAATTATATTTATACGATTTTGGTATATTTATAGAATTAATGCCTGATGAAGAAGAAAAAGCAATGCTTGAAAATAATATTCAAATGGCTTTACAACAACAATTAATAGAACTTACAGACGCTATTGATCTTAGAGAAATTAAAAACGTTAAGCTAGCTAATCAATTATTAAAAATAAGACGTAAAAAGAAAAAAGAAGAAGACCAGAGAATACAGCAAGAAAATATAAAAGCTCAATCAGAAGCAAACATACAGGCTCAAAATGCCGCTGCAATGATGGAGGTTAAAAAGAACGAGGCTGTTACAATGAGTCAAATGCAATTAGAAGAAGCAAAAGCAAATTTAAAAGCAAAAGCTTTAGAGCAAGAAGCTGCTATTAAAAAGTCTTTAATGGAGCATGAGTTTAATCTTAACATGCAAATGAAGAAAATGGAAAATCAAACTGTTGATAACAAAGACAAAATGAAAGAAGATCGTAAAGACGAAAGAACAAGAATACAAGCAACTCAACAAAGCAAACTTATAGACCAAAGAAATAACGGAAAACCACCTAAAAACTTTGAGTCTGCAGGTAATGATAACTTAGGAGGCTTTAGTATTTAAAATTATTAATTATTATTATATTATATTATGGAAGAAAATAAAGAAAAAGTAACTGAAGAAGTTACTAAAGTTGATATGTCTCAAAATGTAAAACCAAACGATGACAGTATTATAAAAGTAGATTTAACAAAACCACCAACTAAAACACAAGAAGATGCCGTTCCAGAGCAAAGCACAGATGAGGTACCTGTACGCGACGAATCCGAAACTAGCAAAGAAGTTCAAGAGCAAAACGTCGAAGCAACAGATGAACAACCTACCGGAGAAGAAGTCTCCGTTCAAGATGAAAAACCCGTACTTGAAGAAGTAACTGAAGAAGAAGTTCAGGAACAAACAGAAGAGTTAGCGGAAGAAATAATAGAAGCTAAAGAAACTGGCGCGGCTTTACCTGAAAATTTACAAAAAGTTGTAGATTTTATGGAAGATACTGGTGGTAGCTTAGAGGATTACGTAAGACTTAATCAAAATTATTCTGAACTTGACAATGACACTTTGTTAAGAGAATACTATTCTAACACAAAACCTCATTTAAGCGGAGAAGAAATAAGTTTTTTAATGGAAGATCAGTTTTCATATGATGAAGAATCTGATAGTGAAATTGAAATAAAAAGAAAAAAATTAGCGTTAAAAGAGCAAGTTGCCAGCGCTAAGGCCCACCTGGACAGGCAAAAGTCCAAATACTATGAAGAAATCAAGGCTGGATCAAAGCTTACTAAAGAGCAACAAAAAGCTGTAGATTTTTTTAATAGATACAACAAGGAGTCGGAAGAAACTCAAAAAATAGCAAGTAAAGGTAAAGAAGTATTTATTCAAAAAACTAACCAATTATTTAACGATAAATTCAAAGGTTTTGATTTTAACGTAGGTGATAAAAAGTATAGATACAACATTAAAAATGTTAACAGCGTAAAAGAAACTCAAAGCGACATTAATAATTTTGTTCAAAAGTTTACTGACAGAAAAACAAATTTAATGGGTGACGCAAAAGGTTATCATAAATCGTTGTTTGCAGCAATGAATCCAGACGCTATTGCTAATCACTTTTACGAGCAAGGCAAAGCTGATGCTATGAAAGAAAGTGTTGCTAAAGCTAAAAACGTAAGTATGGAGCCAAGGCAATCTTTTTCAGAAACTAACAGTGGTAATTTGAAAGTAAGAGTACTAAACGATGATTCTTCTAACTTTAAGTTTAAAATTAAAAATAAATAAATAACAAATTTAAAATTACAAAATTATGGCAATTACTGCAGGAGGTAGTTTGAACAGCACGCCTACTCCAAGGCAACAAACGCTGGCTACAAACTATCTAGATTTTACTGGGACTACGGACACAACGTGGGCTCAACAATATTTACCAGATCTTATGGAAAAAGAAGCTGAGGTTTTTGGAAACAGAACTATCTCGGGATTTCTTTCACAAGTAGGAGCTGAAGAGGCTATGGCTGCTGACCAAGTTGTTTGGTCTGAGCAAGGTAGACTACATTTATCATACACTGGACAAATCACTAATGGTGATGCTGGTACAGTTGCTGGTGGACAAATTACTATCGGTAAAGACATCGATGGTCAAGCTGCTGGTTCATCTCATGGTATTAGAAAAAATGACACTGTTATTATCGCAAGTTCTGAAGGTACAGTTAAAGCTTTAGTTACGTTAGTAACTAGTGGATCAGCTGTTATTGAAGTTGCTCCTTATGGTGTTGTTGACTTAAACGATGTATTTACTGATAACCAAGGTGCTGATTCTGTAACTGTATTAGTTTATGGTTCTGAATACAAAAAAGGTGACAACTACGATGGTGACTCTACTAGAGGAGCTAACGAGCCTAAAATGCAAACTTTCAGCAACAAACCAATTATCATGAAAGATTACTACGAAGTATCAGGATCTGATACATCTAGAATTGGTTGGGTTGAAGTTACTGGTGAAGAAGGACAATCAGGTTACCTATGGTACTTAAAAGCTGAAGGTGATACTAGAGCTCGTTTTAACGACTACTTAGAAATGGCTATGTTAGAAGGTGTTAAAGGTGGTGCTTCTGGTGGTTACACTGGTGGTGTAGCTGATTTAACTGACTCACATTTATACGCTGGTGGTGGTGAAGTTACTGGTACTCAAGGTTTATTCAATGCTATTGAAGAAAGAGGTAATGTTACTACTGGTGTTACTGGTGTTAACGCTGCTACTGATTTAGCTGAATTTGACGCTATCTTAGCTGAGTTTGATAAGCAAGGTGCTATTGAAGAAAATATGTTATTCGTAAACAGAGCTACGTCTCTTGCAATGGATGATATGTTAGCTTCTATGAATTCTTACGGGGCTGGTGGTACATCTTACGGTGTATTTAACAACTCTGAAGATATGGCATTAAACTTAGGTTTCTCTGGTTTCAGAAGAGGTTCTTATGACTTCTACAAGTCTGACTTCAGGTACTTAAATGACAAAGCTACAAGAGGTGGTATAAACGATGCTTACGCTGCTGGAGCTATTAGAGGGGTTATTATCCCAGCTGGTACTTCAAACGTTTATGACCAACAATTAGGTAAAAACCTAAAAAGACCATTCTTACATGTTAGATATAGAGCTTCTCAAACTGACAATAGAAGAATGAAAACTTGGGTTACTGGTTCTGTTGGAGCTGCTACATCTGCTTTAGATGCGATGCAAATTCACTTCTTATCAGAAAGATGTTTAATTACTCAAGGTGCTAACAACTTCATGTTAATGAAATAAGCACTTATTATTTTAAGGATCGAGGCTTCGGCCTCGACCCTTTCTTTTTATTAATTTTATTATATATTATATTATGGCAAAAAAACAAACAAAAGCCTCATACCAAGGAGATCCTGGTGATGAGCACGTAGAAAAAGTAGTAACACCGGTTATGGAAACTCCAAAACCAAAAGTAAAAGTTGAACCTAAAAAACCAACTTGGGAAATAAAAGACAGATTGTATTATTTAAAAAATAATCAATCACCTTTATCATACATTATAAAGTGTTCAGATATTTATTACTTTGACGAAGAAAAAGGTTACGAAAGAGAATTAAAGTATACAAAAAATCAAAAAACACCTTTTGTAGATGAAATGCAAGGTGACCAAAGATTAGAGCATGTGGTTTTTAGAAATGGAGCTTTATTTGTTCCAAAAAACAAAACAGTATTACAAAAACTATTATCTTTATACCACCCGTTGAAAGATAAATTGTTTTATGAATACAAACCTTCTGAAGAAGCTACTATACAGATAGATCAGCTAGAAATGCAAGCTGATGCAATATTAGCAGCAAGAAACATGAATTTAGAAATGGCAGAAGCTGTTATGCGTGTTGAGCTTGGTTCTAAGGTGTCTAAGATGAGTTCTGCTGAACTTAAAAGAGATTTGTTAGTGTTTGCTACTAACAACCCTTCTTTGCTATTAGAGTTGTCTCAAGATGAAAATGTACATTTAAGAAATTTTGGTATTAAAGCTGTTGAATATGGAATACTAAAAATGTCTAGCGATCAAAGAACTTTTTTATGGGGTTCTAATGATAGAAAGCTAATGAATGTTCCTTTTGAAGAACATCCTTACTCAGCTTTAGCCGCTTGGTTTAAAACTGATGAAGGTATGGAAATCTATGCAAATATAGAAAAACAATTAAAATAATCAAACTGTAGAAGCGGTCGCTCTACGGGGCGATCGCAAACTACAAAAAAGAAATATGGTAAATATAGATACAGTATATCAAAGAGTTTTAGCGTTGGCTAACAAAGAACAACGAGGTTATTTAACTCCTCAAGAGTTTAACCTACATGCTAATCAAGCTCAAATGAACATATTTGAACAATATTTTTATGATATACATCAATTTCAATCAACTCAAAAAGGTAACGACAACTCTTATTCTGATATGATTAGTATATTAGAAGAAAAAATAAGCTTGTTTGAACTGTATGGACAAGACTTAGCAAGCAATACTAGTAACAAAGGTAAATTACCTTCTGATGTTTACAGGTTAGGTCAAGTTCAATTTGGAAATAGTTTTGCGGACTCTGTTGTTGTTGAAAGAGTAACTACAAACGAAATAAATTTATTACTAAACTCTAATTTAACAACACCAACTTTATCAAGACCTGTTTATGTTAGAGCTGCTAATTCCGCTACTTATGATATAGAGCTATATCCAACTACATTTTCAGCAAGCAACCGAATGGATAATGTTAGCATTAACTATATTAAAAAACCTACAAAATGTGAATGGGCTTACGTTGTTGTAAATGAAAAAGCTTTGTTTAATGCTAATAACGCGGTGCATTTTGAATTACATCCTTCTGAAGAAGAAAGTTTAGTTATAAACATATTAGAGTTAGCTGGTATAACTATTAATAAAGTGGGCTTAGCTCAGACAGCGGCTAATATGGATCAAAAAAATATACAACAAGAAAAACAATAATAAATGGGATTACTAGACAATCAAACTCAAGCTCAATATGAAGCTGGAACTCTTGGCGCTTATCAATACGTTTCTTTACAAGACATTATAAATAATTTTATAATTGCTTATGTTGGTGAAAACAAACTATTACCTAAAGTAAAAAGAACAGACATTGCATTTCATGCGCAACGAGGTTTAGCTGAGATGAGTTATGATATACTACGTTCTCAAAAAGCTCAAGAAATAGAAGTACCAACAACTTTACAAATGATTTTACCACAAGATTATGTTAATTATGTAAAGTTAACTTGGAAAGACGACGCTGGTATTGAGCGTATACTTTATCCTGTTTCTAAAACTTCAAACCCAAAGGCTATAAAGCAAAACGCTGATGGCACTTATAATTTAAGCGCTGACGAATTAGATTTTGAAACTGAATCAGATACTTGGACTTCTTACAAGTCACATACACCCGTAACAAATCAAGACGATTACGAAGATGATAGGTATTGGCCTAACACAGGGCAGAGATATGGTATTGATCCTCAGTACTCTCAAGCTAACGGATCTTTTTACATAGATCAATTAGCAGGTAAAATACATTTTAGTTCTAGTATAGCTGGTAAAACAATTACTTTAAAATATATAAGTGATAGTTTAGGAACAGATGCTGAAATGCAAATACACAAGTTTGCAGAAGAAGCTTTATATAAACACATAGCTTACGCATTATTATCAACAAGATCTGCTGTTAATGAAAATATTGTAAGAAGATTTAAACAAGAAAAATTCGCGGCTGCAAGAGTTGCAAAATTAAGACTATCAAATTTAAAATTAGAAGAACTTGCTCAGGTAATGAGAGGTAAATCTAAACAAATAAAACACTAATATATGGCTGAGTTAAAGCATAATTTTACTAAAGGTCGTATGAATAAAGACCTTGATGAAAGATTAGTACCTAACGGCGAGTATAGAGATGCTATGAATATTGAAGTTTCTACTTCAGAAGATTCTAACATTGGTACTATACAAACTACTTTAGGAAATACTTTAAAGTCAGCAACTGGCACAAGCACAGCTTTTACTGTTGGGTCTATACAGGATAATAAAACAAACAAAGTGTATTGGATGGTTTTTAACGACCAAGCAAATGCAACTAGAAGCGGTATTACTAAAGACATGATTGTCGAGTATAATCCAGCAACAGAAACAACTAAATATGTTTTTGTTGATATATGGAAAGTAATCTCATCAATAGGCACGTCTAGCGGTAGTGCCGTTAAATATTTATATATAGCTCTTGG